CCATCACACTATTCCTTTCTGTTGCCAGGCTTTATGTTGTGACATCATTCTCCGTGTCTCGTTTTCCTTCTCTTCGTCTGACAAGTGTTTATATGATTCAGGATCACCAAAGATTGGTAGTTGTTGTCCTCTAGGCTGCTGAGGCTGTTGTGGTGTATCTTCTTCATTTGAATTTTCATTCTTCTTTTCAGATCCTTTTTCAACATCTATTCCATGCATTGCTGCAAGTAATTTGTACTCATCGGCTTTTCTAACTACTGTATGAGCATAAAGCCCATACATTTGATCTACTGTTGGTCCTCCTTCGAGATAGGACTTTCGGTAGAAGTCTTCGAGTCTATAGCCAGAGTATCTTTCGCAGATGGTTGTGATGACCTCTTCAACTGAAACGACTCTTTGATCTTGTCGAAGAGGCTCTTCACGTTTTTTACTGCACCTTCAAAATTGGCTTCATATATTTTATTCACAATATCTGTAAGCTGAACGGCATCAATCTCTTCAAGAGTGAAGGTATCCTGTGGGTCTGTAACAAGTTTGATAATCTCATCCAGTTTGTCCTGAATGATATCTACAATACTGGAAGCAATCTCCTGGTTTGTTGCCGTCTCAAAATCGATTTCTTTTGTTGTTTCTTTTATTACTGCCGTGGTCTTGAACTGATCCGCTACCGATAACGGATACAATTTGACTTCCCGAATCTCACGCAAACCGACTTCAGCCTTTTTGATATTCGGATTCATTTTGGCTTCAATAGTCATAGCCCTTCTCCTAATTGTGGTTATTTTGGATTCTATTGACACAACACAGTATTGTGTCATTTCTTAAACAGATTGTAAAAATTTTAACATCTTTTCTTCAGCAAGCTGATTGAATGGTAGGAGGGGGCTGATAGGAAAAGATGGCAAAACTATCAGCCCCCTTGGGAGACGTGCGGAGCGGCCCCGGCAAAACCGCTATCACCCGCACGGTGGGCAGCAATTAGTCGAAATAAATCCGTCCTAACGGCATGTTGTCCCATACTGTGGTTGTAATGCCTGTAACACCTGAGTCTGCACGTTTGGCCTCACAGGTAACGGCAACATTGGCATTGTCCTCCATAGCAAAAGCCAATTCCACAGAACTGGTAACATTCGCCCTGGGCAGAATGATATACATATGATTCTGTCCATTCGGATACGTGTAAATTGCCTCAACACGTACATAGTCGGGAGCTTCAATGTTACCGAGAGCGATTTCACCGGAATGACTGTTAGTAAAATCACCCTGAGCAGTTGTAACAAAATGATAAGTATCATCAATGACCCAGTTCGCATCGAAGTAATTCGCTTCAATGGTAAAACAGTCACTGCCGGAAACCTGAAAGGTTCTGTCAGCAGAAATACTACCATCTTGAGCACCGGCTGTTTGAACATGACCAGACTGCAAACCGAATACCTTATATGTGGTAGTGGTATCAAACACAACAGTCCATACATCGGAAATCGTTGTTGCATCAAATACAACAATGGTCGCAGTTGCAGGATCTGATTCAACACCACCGGCTCCACTTGTCATATCCTGGTACGCCCAGGAAGCAGCATCTCCACCGGCAGGATCAATACCTCTGGCAATAGCGAGGTTTCCTGGTTTGATTTCTTTAAATTCACAACCCAGCGACACAGCCTCACGAAGAGGAATAGTCAAATCCTCCAAAAGAGGATAACCGGATTCAAGTTTCCAATACTCAACATTTGACGTAAAATTGGAAGCATTCAATGCCCCCAGAGAATTTACTGTCTGGTCCAGAACCTGAGTAATACTCGCAATATTTGCATCAGCCTCACCTACAAGAACCTTGGCAAGACCGAGGGCAACAGTGCTGGAATCTCTGGTTACTGGTCCACTTCTGGAAATAGCCATAATTAAAACCTCCTACTTTGGTTGTTTTTGTTTTGGTGATTGTGGTTCTTTGTTATTCTCTATCGAGATTGTTGGGGGAAAATAATTAAAGACGTTTCTATGTCTACAATCACGCTTCAAGCATAACATGGTGAGTGAGCCATGTACTTTCAAATCCACTATTGGCGTATTGTCAACATCATTTGTTCTGCCGAACTTAAATGAAAAAAGACCGTTCGGCATCCTTTGTAAAAGTTTCTTACCACATTTTTCACAACGTAACCAACTCATTACCAAATCGCTCCCCACTTAATTGTGATGAACATGTTTTGGATCTTAGTGTCATCCCAAGTATAACTGAATCCTTCCATTGGGTCAAGAAACACTTTAAAACCACCGATCTGCACCTTTGTATCAGCATCATAAAAAGGAATGAAGCCTGGATGAAGCTCTTCAAGCAGAATGTCTAACATCTCTGCAATATCATCACCTTCAATATCCCTTCTGCTGAGTACGTGGATGGTGATCGGCATTTCAGAAACTACAGCAGGAACGATTCCTCCCAATGCAAATAACATCCATCGATCAATATCTTTATCAGGAGATTTAGGGGTTAAAGACCTATCAAAATAAACGTTGATACCTCTCTTAATTTCAATGTTATCAACAAAGAATTTTTTGAGGGAATATCTAACGTTTGTTACTTTGTTTTCCGGTTCTAAGCTCATTTGCATAGACCTCAAAATGCTGCTGGTACTGACGAGCAACATCATTTAACAGGGGCATCAACGTAAATTCTACATAATCACAGGCTGCAACCATTTCAGGATCTGAATCATTACACTGAATAGGCACTTTATCCAACAAATACCTGAGATGATAAAGATCCTTAATTGACATCTCTGTAATTGCTACCACTTCACGATTTTCCATCGATAAAATTCGCATCAGAAATTCTCCGAATATGCGACTGCTCTTCCAAGATCGATTGACCGGGCAGCAGTTACCCTTCGTTGGTAAAGAGGGGTTATCTGCTTATCAAGATCCTTAATCAATGTTCTGCCGATTATTGGATCTAAACTATCCTTCAAAAACTTCCTGATAGCTGGATAGAAAAATGGCCGTGCTGGCTGATATACTTTCGTTAATGTGAATGGGTGCGTCCATGTAGCACCAAACTCAAAACGTTCAGCATAATCTTGGACTTTATTTAAAACTTTACCTGCTCTCCCTTTTTTTCCTGCCATCGCTCCATGAAAGGGACCGTATAAAGTCTTCCGACTTTTAGCATCGGCAGGAATTCCAACTTTGTAACTCCGTGGGCCTGTTTTAATAACCTGGATTGCATTGAGCATTGTTTCAGTAACAACACCTGGCTCTTCACTATCCCATCCGTAATATCTACGAAGGGTAATAGTAGCTTCTGACAAAGGAATAAACGTATATTGTCTTCCAGCAGCAGCACCACCTGAAGCAAGATTTGCTCTGATCGCATTTTGGATATACACTGCTGATCTGTAAGCTAATCTACATCCACCTTCATTACTGTCCCAATGAATAAAAACTTTACCCATACTCTGAACAGAATCTGCTAGAAGCTTTGCATTCGTTAAAAAATAATTGAATCGTTTAAATTCAATCATTATTCCCTCGTCTCAACATCAAGACCTACCATCAAACAATTATCAAGCCTTCGTGGCTCTATTGATGTGATCTTATATTGCTCATCTGTTTCATCAATAAAACAAGTTGCTCCTACCTTAACCGAAACATTATTGGAAATATGGAGTGTCATTCCAACACCTGACATGAATTCTCCATAATCCCGGCTCACAACATCCTTACCAGCAACTTGTCCTGTGACAAGTGCTGGCTCTGACTCTGTAAGAAGATTCCATTGTGTCTGCATTTTATAATCTGCATTACGACCTGTCTTCCGTTCCTTAATGGTAACATGAACGTTGCAGACATACATGATACATTCCCAAACAACAACTGATCCTTCAAAACGAGACTGGTTTTTTGCAACAAGTAAATATTGAGTACCATCGTCAAAAGTTATAATATCACCGGCTGCAATTTTTGTGTTATCGGAAAGAGTGACATTTCTTGTGAACTGAACGGCAAATGGACTGCTTGAATCCATTGCCAGTTCATAATCAATGTACTCAGTAAATGATTTGGTTTCTCCATGTTTTGTCACCGAAACAGGAGTACCAACATCCTTAAAAACTTCAGCTATATCGTCACCGATTCCCATTAGTCAACTCCACGTGTTTCTGCATCGGGAAACAGTTCGTTAAATACTATGGCGGTGACATCATTTCCGTAATCATCATAGACGAAACCGGAAGGAAGGTAGTCACCACCGACTGCACGTGGGCCCAGTAATTCCGTGAGACTTGGAATAATACCAGCAAGTGCAGGATCATTTTCCAAAGCTTCCTCAAATTTTTCGTCCATCTTATTGACAACTTTGTCAAGATGTTCGAAACGCTGGTTCAAATTGATCTGCTTATATTTGAACTTATACGCTGCATTGATCCGCATAATATCTAGGGCATGTCTCTTGCCTCTTTGAATTATCCAATATTCAAGTCTGGGTGGATCTCCGTCAAACGGAAGATCCAAACCCAGTTCCTTGATAGTGGTTTCAGCAGCGAAATCGACATCATCACCTTCAATGACCTCTTTCAAGGCTCCAAGGGATGTTGTAATTTGATCAGCTAATTCTGTTTCGTCTGCCAGGGACATGATTATTTCTTCCTTGTCCGTTTCGGTTTCTGTTTCTTGGCCGGTTTTTCTTCTACCTCTTCCTCACCTTCATCAGATGGAGAAGGGTGCTCATCACCTTCTGAGGCTTCAGAATCGGCCTCTCCTGGGGTTTTCTCGTCATTTTCGACCTCTGACTCCCCTTCGACCGTTGAATCGCTCTCATCGTCCAAAATTGAAGATACATCAATTGTCTCTTCAGGTATGGCCCGATAAACAATAACATCCCGGCTCCCGGCATCTACCAATTCCATGATTTTATCAGGAATGGGCTGTTTATACATTCCGACCGGCAAATATTTCCTGGGCTTGATTTTGAGAGTCTTCAAAAGTTTTACACGTACAATTTGTTCTTCATCAGACATGATTGTATTTCTCCTTTTTAAAAAATCCCTCCTGGCCTAAACCAGGAGGGTTCACACACTAAGTGTTTACCGATTAAAAGTCTGCAACTTTGGCCGTGAACGTACATTCCGGCTGATACAGCACCGGCAGACCTTTGTTCTGAACCCTCAGCCATACACCTTCAGGGTCCCACTCTTCCTTCCGATCTTCTTTCTGGCCCCACTGACGGTTGTTACCAAAAGGAGCATTCATAAATTCGGCAACAGTCTCTCCATCAATATCGGTCCTGAACATGGAAATGGTACCTGTATCCAGATAACGTTTCTTCATGACAACTCTGGACTGACCGGCCTTGTATGCTTTGGTTGGGCCTGTGGAAACAACAATCTTATCGTTTGCCGCATCAACACTGGCAATTACCAGATCTTCATAAATTGATGTACTTTCAGTCGTGTTCCAGATCCGCAGCTTGGCACCGGCTTCAAAGTCAAGAGCATTCTCAACATAGATGTCAGTTGCAGCAGCAGCAAGGTCTGCACTCAACCAGGAAGTCAGATCAAAAGTCTCATCGTAAATGGTAAGCTCACCGGCAATGCCCAGAAGAGCCTTCAAAACTCTCTTCGGTGCTTTGAACAGATCACCTTCTCCAAACGTGGACTTTTTCAACAGTTCCTGCAAATTCCCATTGAACATAAGCTCATTCAAAAGCTTCTGGCTCATAAGGGTGTACTGAGGATCTGATCCAACATCATCTTTATAAATTTCCAGCCAATCAATGATGTCTCTCATCGGATCTGAAGTGGTACCTACGGCTGTCCCGGTCCACCATCTGTCGTTACCGGACAGCACGACCTGATGTGCTGAAGGCACGGCATAATTGACGGTGAATTTGGCTCCACCCTGGATCTGATAACTGAACTGACCGTCAAAGAACATCTTGGCAATCATCCATTCCTTACGTTTCCTGCTTCTGGCAATCAGCTTGTTATTCTTTCTGGTAAGCTGTCGCTCTGCCGTCCAATACTTCTGATCAGACATCGGCTCACGCAGGTTGTTAAGCATGGTCTCATCAAGGAACACCTTCTCTTTCCAGAAAGCAGCCCTTGCAGAACCTTCCCCGTATACCCAATCATCCTGTCCGAGGACCGGAGCAGGGGAACCAGGAGATACAAATGGAGTCATCCCGGCCATTCCGTCATACTCAAGAATCCACCGGATTGTATCCGAAGCATAATCCTGGGAGGGGAACAGATTCACGAAAAACAGGTCTTTCGCATCTTCGACTTTGGTAATATATTTATTCAATACTTCAAGGCGAAGTGCTGGAATTCCATCAATACCTTTCATAACTGCTCACCTCCTTTACTTGATAATAAAGCGTCTGTTGTCAATGATGGCACCGAGATCGGTAACGGCCTGGGAGTCATACTGCATCAGAGCTTCGAGTCTGAGGATACAATTGGATTTAACAACATTTCCAAGTGCTCCTGGGTTCATGTCAAGTCCGGTATCCAGATCCATATCAAGGACAAACATGGCTTTACTGATCCATGCGTTTCCACCGGAGGCCTCACCTTTCACATAAATATTGGCACCGTTTGCAACGGTAAATGCCGTGGCTGTGAAAGCATCGGTTGTAATCGTTGCAAATACATCACTGGTATCACGGTCAATATCCGTAATGGTAACTTCGGCATATGACGGTGTATCACCTTCTGCAACAACGATCTCGTCACCGATCTCAAATTTATAAGAATCTTCCATTGCCACAATCACAGTGCCGGAAGCGGCATCTGAGGTCAACATGGATCTGGAAGGATCGTTGGCTCCATCAAAGCTGGCATCATCGGACGGAATGGAATAAGGAATTATTACGTTCTGCTGTACATCTGAGGCATCAAACTGATAAGCCATCAAAGTACCTGCTTCCAGAACACCGTATCCACCCTTGACCGTTTTATCCATCATCAAAGCAATTTCCCTTGGGGAAATGAACAACTGTTTCTGCTTGATTCTGGTCATACCGACATGCGTAACTTGTGGGATTGAGCCGCCAAGTCCTGCTGTGGTCTTATTAGGTCCTACAGGCATTTCAAAACCTCCTATTTAAAATTCGAATTGTTTACGCAGCCTCTTTCTTCTTACCACCGTAACCGAGCATGCGATCAACAATGTCATCATTTTCCTTTGACAGTTTGGTATCATCATCACCATCATCGGAAAAGGACATACCTTTGACAGAAGGCTCTTTAGGCTGGTCTTTGAAGGCCTCATTCCATTCATCAACTTCAGCCTTGGCCTTCTCAGCAAATTTTTCCTCATCAAGAACGTTACTTTCAACGAACTTGTTGTGGTCCAAACCCTTACGAACCTTGGGGTAAAGACGCTCAGGAATATTACTTTTGCTCAGAAAGGTGTCGATAATCGAATCAGCAGACATCTTCAACTCTTTCTCTGTCCGAATGGTTTCTCTCTTTTCGAGGGAACCAATACGATCCTGATTTTCCTCATTGGTTTTGGACAACTTCTCGTTTTCCTCAGTCAACGTGGCAATCTGATCGTCCTTTTCGGAGAGTTCTGTCTGATGCTGCTTTTCAACATCTGCCACTGCTTCATCCTGAAGCTCTTTTACAAAATCAGGATACTTGGCAAGCAGTTCATCTCTATCCATAACTTCGTCCTCCTTATTTAGATTTTCTGGTTCTCCTGCACTGGCATTAGTATCAGCAACAAGTGCTTCCTTCAATTGAGACGTTGATGGTTCGCCTGTTTCATCAAGGGACAGCAGCACATCCTCTTCTGCTTCACTCAGGGCAGCAGATTTTGTATTACTATCCCATCCAAACACACAAACCGAGGCCTCCTTGATTGTTGTCTGACGGAAGATTGTTGCTGGGCCTTCAACCGTCATGCCATTTACTTCAGCACTCGTTTCTTCCTCAAGATGCTCGATCTTTTTGGGTTTCGCTCGTACTGAAGATTGATATGGGAATCCCTGCTTAGAGTTGTCATAGAATGCATTTGCATCAGGATTATCCAACAATTCAATTTCTGGAAACGACAACTGATAATTCTTCTTATCAATGCCACCACTTGGATCATGTGAAAGACCGATTTTCTTTTCGGTCAAATGATCTTCCAGAATTGGTAGCGGATCACTGTCAAATGACAAACCATCAACATCAATAACGAGGTCGCCCCAATACCAATGGTCCTTGATTACTCCCCCTGAGTAAGCAAGCATAGAAGCAGTTCGCTTCTCTTCACCATCATCCCCTTTCTTTTTGGAAAGGGAAATTTCTGTAGGCTCCATGAATTGTAATGCTTTCCCTGGAACCGTGCGTTTCTTAATAGGCATACTCTGGCTTCTCCTTTCAATTATTTTTTAGAATCCGTCTTCTTATTATCCCCTGAAGAATTCTTTTCACCGGCCTTATCAGCCTTTTTATCAGACTCAGCCTTTTCCTGTTTACCATCAGCATTGTCTGCTGGTTGTTCAGCAGCACCTTCTGCTGCCAGATCAATAAGTTCAGGATAGACTTTATCTTCTGTTGCCTTTTCCTTTCTCATAGTTGCATAATGAGTAAAGCCTAATCTCTGAGCAACTTCTGATCTTGGAATACCAAGGGCATCTATTACAGAGCCATGTTTACTTCCGAGTAATGCCTTCGCTGTAGATTCAAGATCCTCCAACTTTGAAGTCGGGAACGTAATATCAAGCAATTTATAAGTTTTCCTATTGACCTTTTTATATTTCTCTTTACCATTCTTAAATCCGATTGTTCTCTCGACCTTGTATTCTTGTTTGAACTTTTTATCTACAACTGAACGCAAAAAGAATATTCCACGCCAAAAATGAAACTGTAAAAATCTACCAAAATATGCAAGCTCATCATTTGTTCTATCACTTTGCGGTCCCTGAGCAGCCTTAACAGCAGCATACGTGCTTCGATAATCACCTAACATCGTATCCTGTGTTGTCTGAAGTCCTGCCATAATCATCTGCATAATATCTGTATCTGCATCTGAAATGGTAGGAAGGTTTGGATTGATACATTCGATTTTCATTCCAGGCGGCAGCATCAAAGTCCCACCTGGGGATTTCGGCTGCATAATACCTGTCTTTGCCCGTTCATCATCAGACAAAGCAAGCCATTCTCGAAAACTCTTAATATCTTCTACTGTAATGACCCAAAGATACGCTCCACTGGATTTTTTGTGATCTATTTCATACTTTTTCAGTTCTTCATAATGGTTGATCCATTCGAGTGTGGATCTGATATGCGAAGCATTCCTTTTTGTAAAATATCCCTGATCCCAGGCTACCATGAAACGGTAATAACCACCGACTTTTTTAAATTCTCTCTGTCGTGCTTTGGACATTTCCAAACGGGCTTCTTGGTAGTCACTGTGATCTTTTACATCTTTTTCAAGATCTGGAAAATAAGCAATGTTGATTGAAGGAATAAGAACTTTTTTAGACGAT